AGGATCAAAGCCCCGATGTTCATACGAGCACAACTGGGAAAGCACCAGGTTGGTCTTGTGATGAATGAAGTTTCTCGTAGATATGTCACTGACAAGCCAGAGATCTATATTCCATCGTGGAGATTAGCACCAACAAATGGTGCAAAGCAGGGTAGTTCTGGCTTCATGGCTGTGAATCCATATGTGACAGAGATGTATGAAAACATATGCGATGATTCTCTTGGAGTGTATGAAGATCTGCTGAAGCAAGGCGTAGCACCAGAACAGGCAAGATCTGTACTTCCACAGGGTACATATACCGAGTGGTGGTGGACTGGCTCTCTTAGTGCATTTGCGCGAGTATACGTGCAACGAATCGACCCACACGCACAGTGGGAAATACAACAATATGCAACGGCAATATCTGAAATTATATCGCCATTGTACCCAGTGTCCTGGAATGCGTTGGCCAAGACAACTAAATATGAAGCAACAAAGGAGTGATATGAATAATTTACCAAGTCAGTATCAGGAATTTATCTACAAGAGTAGATATTCCCGTTGGATTGAGAATGAAAACCGTCGTGAGTCATGGCCCGAGACTGTGAAGAGATACTTTGATTTCTTCGAGAAGCATCTTCTTGAAAATCACAATTTTAAAGTTGATCCAGAGACAAGATCAAAACTGGAAAATGCAGTATTGAATTTGGAAATCATGCCTAGCATGAGAGCACTCATGACGGCTGGTGAAGCATTGCGCCGTGATAACACGGCAGGATATAATTGTTCTTATGTGGCAATAAATAATATTCGCGCATTTGATGAAATTCTCTACATTTTGATGTGCGGAACTGGCGTTGGATTTAGCGTGGAGCGTCAATATGTTGAGAAACTTCCTACAATCGCTGAACAGTTCACTGATTCAGAAACCATTATTGTGGTACAGGACAGTAAAACTGGTTGGGCTAAAGCGTACCGAGAATTGGTATCCCTTCTTGTTGGAGGTCAGATTCCAAAATGGGACTTGTCTAAGATACGTCCTGCTGGGGCTAGACTCAAAACCTTTGGTGGTAGAGCTTCTGGGCCAAGACCCCTCGATGATCTCTTTCTCTTCACCACTGATACTTTTAGAAGAGCGGCGGGAAGAAAGCTTACTTCCATCGAATGTCACGATATTGTTTGCAAGATCGCAGAGATTGTCGTTGTCGGAGGCGTTAGACGCTCTGCGCTTATTTCGCTGTCGAATCTCACCGACGAAAGAATGCGCGAAGCTAAAACTGGATCTTGGTGGGAACAAAATCCTCAACGAGCCTTGGCAAACAATTCGGTTGCCTTCAAAGAGAAGCCAGAAATTGGAACTTTCATGGAAGAATGGATCTCTTTGTATAAGTCAAAGAGCGGGGAAAGGGGCATCTTCAATCGGGATGCTTGCAAGAAGGCTATCTCGAAACTAGGTGATCGCAGAGATCCAAATCATGAGTGGGGAACAAATCCATGCAGTGAGATTATTCTCCGTGATAAGGAATTCTGCAATCTGACTGAGGTTGTTGTCAGACCAGAGGATACGTTTGAATCACTTCAACGCAAAATAGAACTTGCAACCATACTTGGAACATGGCAGGCATCGCTGACTCATTTCCCATATCTCTCCTCTTCTTGGGTAAAGAATTGCAAGGAAGAAGCACTTCTAGGTGTATCGTTGACAGGCATCATGGATAACAAGATGATGCGAAATGGAAATCCCACACCAACAACTACTCTTCCAGATATTCTGACTGCATTCAAGAATGTAGCAATCAAGACGAATAACGAATGGGCAAATCGGATTGGAATCAATCCAGCGGCTGCTATTACTTGCATCAAGCCATCGGGAACAGTTTCTCAGTTGACCGACGCTGCGTCTGGTATTCATGCTCGACACAATGGATATTACATTCGCACCGTCCGTGCGGATCGCAAGGATCCACTGTGTCAGATGATGATTGAGATGGGATTCCCCGCCGAGCCATGTGTAATGAAGCCAGACCATACTATGGTATTTTCATTCCCAATGAAAGCAGAGGGTTCAATCACACGCAATGACATGACAGCGATTGAGCATCTTGAACTTTGGCTGACATACCAGAGACACTGGTGCGAGCATAAGCCATCCATCACAATCACGGTTCGTGAGCATGAATGGATGGAGGTTGGCGCATGGGTGTATAAGCACTTCGATGAGATTAGCGGTATTTCATTCCTACCACATTCGGATCACAGTTACAAGCAAGCACCATACCAGGATTGTTCAAAGGAGCAGTATGAGGCACTATGTGAAAAGATGCCAAAGGATGTGGACTGGAGCCTGCTGAAAAACTACGAAAGAGAAGATTCCACCAAGGGAACTCAGACATATGCCTGCACTGGCGACAAATGTGAAATCGTAGATTTGACTACATAATAATAACCCCACTTAAGATAGCATCTTAGGTCCGACAACCCCCATTTCTGGGGGTTGTTTCTTTGGACATAAATACTTAAATAATGATAAAATTTCTGAAAGGGTTATTAGAATTAATCATGAAAATACTAAAAAACGTCTTCGTAGATCTACCAATGTTTCTGACCAGAAATAATTTTACTGGCGATCTAAACATCAGACGGGATTCTTTGGCAATAAAGGATTCCATTAAAAATATAATTCTAACCTTATTTCATGAAAGACCATTCGACCCTGAATTCGGTACTAATGTCTTGACTGGATTGTTTGAGAATCCCAACGACTTTTCATTCTATGTTGAAAATACAATTGCTACGGGACTAGAACGATACGAGCCTCGCATCAAATTAAAAAACATAACAAGCACATTTGAAGATAGAACTTTAAGTATATTGATACAATTTAAAATTTTAAATTATGATGTATATGATCAGCTATCGTTTACCCTTGACAGCTCCAGATATCTGCGAGTTCCACAAGCACCAGATAGAACCATACCGTTCCAGGAACAATTCGATATCGTATTTAAGTATTTAATGTACAGATACGAGCCAGGTTGGTCAGCATCAAATGATATCTTAGGCAAACAAGAAACTTTAACTTATCTTGGCATTTCTGGCGCATCAAATCCGTTTGAAACTGGTGGTGCTGTCATGAGTGCATTCCAATATGTGGCTAATCCAAGCACAATAGGAGCCTCTGCTGGTTGGTTTGATCCTGTAGTAAACCCAAGATACTTTGCTCAGACTGTAAGACAAGCATATAAACCATTCGAAAGAGCAAGATCACCACAACAAGCAAGTCATAAGTTTATTGCATACAACAGTGCTGGACTCGTCGCTCAGGATGTTTATTACAATAAAGGTGGTCCAACGAATACTTTCTTCAAGACTGGAGAAAATTTCAGATGGTATCCAGATTTCGTTGATACAAGCGATGCATTCAGAGAAACCCATACAAAAATATTGGGTATGAACGTTGATAGAAATTATCAAAATAAAATAAGTAGATTTTTCCTACACAGTCCTTATGGGTCGTTTGGAACTGTAATTAACAATGCAAGTCGATCTGGTGTCGGTGCGTGGAGAAATATACCTTGGCTTACGAACAGATATACAACAGAAGCTTTTAGGTTTGATGCATATCTCATGGCAAGAGAAAACACAACAATACGAGATATGTTGGCGGATCCATCCGTCACTAGAGATGCAAATCTTGGAGTTGTAATAAATGGCGTTGCAGACACATATCTGAATAAACAATATAGTGGACTAACATTCCCCAATGGAATGTATTCAATCACTCAAGGATATGCTAGAGAAGGTGGTCATACATTACCAGTAACAGTAGGTACTCCTTGGATAAAATATCCAAAGGGTATTACATGGACTGGTGGTTGGTTCGGTGGTCAGCCAGCTGGATTGTGTTTTGACAAAAGAACATTGATTATGTTCGATGGATCTACATTTGGTCTAACAGCACCAACATTGAATGACCCATCAACATCATTCGCTGGATTGCCAGCAGGATCCTTGCGGGGAATTTCCTACGAGTTTGGAGAAAGACTTATTCAATCTTTGGATGATTTGTCGGCTGAATGGTCTGATAGAGCAGAATTCATAGCTTATCTTGGTCTATTGCCATACGGCCCACTGTATGAAACTGAAGTTCCTTGGCTGTTCTTCAAAGATCCTACAGTGCCAGAAAATGTTCGTTACATGAAATGGAGACTTGATGCTTCTGTTTCTCACTGGAAGGAAAAATTTAAATCTCCAATCGATGGATTTGCCCATGTGTTCATGGATGCCAGCGCAGTAATAGATAGAACCTATCATCAGTACCAAGCCCCATCATATACACAATGGAAAAATATAACTCCATCTGGAATAAGTTTCGTTGAAAATATTCCAGTATCGTGGGCAAAAGATCAATACAATTATACTAGAGGTCCGAGTGGACCAGATGCAAATAAGGGAATTATATTAGGCACTGAAACTTTTGCACATTATATGTTCAAACACGATGCCTATTATTTGGACAATACAAATACCGAGCAAAGTAGGTATCCAAATGACACAGCACCTAGACACTGGTGCTTGGATGATGACAAGGCCACCACATTGTATTCTAGATCCTATGACTTATTACTGGGACAACGACGCTGGGGATTTACTTATTCGAACTCAATATGGGGAATGGGTGTTTGTGGAAGTTCTGAGCTTGGTGAAATCTTTGCGATAGATTATCCAAAGAATGAAAATACAGTGGACGCATATCCATTCTTCTACAATTCATTCATTGAATATTCTAGTGGTGCAATAAAATGGAAACGACTTGCTGGAACTACATTCGGAGATGGTGGTGGAGTTCCGTGGAACTATGATAGAAGATTTAGATTATTCTACATGTATCCAACGCTATTGGCATTGAATACAACAGTCGTAGATCATTTCCATGACGGACTTGGATATTACACTCTACCATTTAGTCCGCCAGAATCTGGTTGGTATGACATTACTTTAGGTAAAACTTTCATGGGAGGCATGGAATCTGGAAGCTATCCTGTAGTTTCTGACTTCCCATATCCAGGAAGAAAAACACCAACAAAGCCACCACAAAATTATTGGACTGGAATTCCAACCACATCTGAGTTTGAATTATTATATGCATGTATGAAGGGTGGAGTAACACAGGGTCTTAATTCTCTTGGATTCAACAGCTTGTTCAACTATCTCTTTGAAAGAGGAGCAACTGGTTTTAATGTATGAGTATATTATTTCAAATGTAATTAAGGTTGTTGATGGTGATACCATCGATGTGATAATTGATGTCGGGTTCAATATGTTCAGAAAGGAACGTATAAGAATAAATCGACTGGATACTCCAGAGATGTCATCTTCAAATTTAGAAGAAAAGAAAATAGCAGTTCTTGCAAAAGAATTTGTTAATAAATGGTTAAGATCCCAGACCACCATTCGAATCAAAACTATCAAGGATGATAAATATGGTAGGATACTTGGTGAGATTTATGGAGATGATAATATTTGTTTGAATGATTTGCTTCTAGAAAATGGATTGGCATGGGATTATGACGGAACTTCAAAGAATAAGGATCTTTCGATCCTTTTAGAGAAAAGAAAATCAAAGGAGAAATCATGAAAAATTTTCTATCACTCGTCGCATCTTTGTTTATTTCTGGAATAGTTTCTGCTCAGGGAAGCCCAGACGCAAAAATAAATCTTGCAATGGTAGGACCAGAGACTGCGGTTGCTGTCGGACAGACTTTCGAAGTCCCCATCATGATGGAAGCAGCAACAGAACCACAACGGTACATTGTATCTGACATTATCTTTGGTTGGGATCACACAAAACTTGAATTTACTGGATTGAATCATGTTGGTTCTCATCCGCTCATTTGGGTTCCACCAAGCGGAATGCCATGCCCTGCTGGATATCAGAACTGTGCAGGTATTGGTGGAGATTATACTCTTATAAATGAAGCAATTCCACCAGCTGATGGCAACGGACTCTACTACGGATACGGTGCTCTTGGATATGTCTTCATGGTAGACCAGCCAGTTCAGATCGTTCGTTTGCAATTCAAGGTTCTTCAACCATTCACCGAGACTGAAGTTAGAATACTTCCACAATTTGACACTATAATTCAAAATAAAACAGTAGTCTATGGTGGAAATGTTCCAGGACTATCCGTTCTTGGAACAATAACAAATGCAGTCATTGTAGGCGCACCAGAACTTACTGGAGATTTCAACGGAGATGGAACTGTAGGTTCAGCTGACATGGCAGCTCTTCTGGGAAATTGGGGATTATCTTCATTCAATGAAAATCCATATGATCTAGACGGAGATGGTGTTGTTGGTGCTGGCGATTTAGCAATATTAGTATCAAATTGGAGTTAAAATGGATATACCAGATTTAGAAATACCAGATCTAGAGTTAGAGGATTACAAGGAACCTGATGCGATTCAGGAAGAAGTCAAGGATGAAAGCGGTGGATCCCATGTGTTTGCATGGATAGGATCTGGTCAGGGTGGTGGAAGGCTGGCAAAGGCTTTTTATGACCGTGGTTACAAGAAGTGCATAGCTGTCAATACATCAAAGCAAGATTTAGCAAGATTAGACATTCCAGAAACCCAGAAAATGCTTCTCGACATCGGAGAAGAGGGAGCTGGAAAGGATATGGAAAGAGGGGCAAATGCTACACTCAAATACAAACAAGAAATCTTTGATCTCATGCGTAAGATCTACGGCACGAAAGTGGATCATATTATGGTTTGTATTGGGGCTGGTGGCGGTAGTGGAAGTGGTTCCTCTCTTGTTCTAATCGACATTGCCAAGAAGTACATGAAGTTCATAGGGCATGACAAGCCAGAGGAGCGCGTAGGAGTCGTTATGTCTCTACCAACCCGTGGAGAGGCTGCATCCCCTAAAGTCTCCTACAACGCCTACAGAGTGCTAAAACAAATAGGTGGTCAGGCCGAGAGAAAGGAAATCTCGCCTTTGGTCATTCTGGATAATGCCAGAATCGAAAAAATGTATAAAAACTTGACAGTAAAGGAATTCTGGGGTACTATAAACAATACAGTATCTGGACTATTCCACATATTTAATGTTCTATCGAAGCATCCATCCCCATACACATCATTCGATCCTACGGATTATTCTACCACAATTCGTTGTGGTGGGGTAATGGTAATGGGCGTATCGAAGCTAGAACTTGCTAGTGCAGCCGCAGAAAAGAAGACAACAAACGAGACTGAAATATCAAAATCAATAAAAAGCAATATTGATAAGACGCTTTTAGCCGAAATTGATATTTCCGAGGCAACTTTTGCCGCTTGCTGTGCTGTCGGCGGTAAATCGATCATGGAAAACACACCAGGATTGATGGATAGCCTTTCCTACGGGTTTGATACTCTATCATCCCTATGTCCAAAGGCTACCCTTCACAGAGGCATATACGAGGACGAAAAGGCATCTCTACGGCTCTACACCTTGGTGTCGGGCTTAAGAATACCACAGAGTAGGTTAGATCAATTCATGATGAACATGGGTGAGGGTGGATTTGACGTTAAAGGTCCGCTATAATATAAATACTATAAAGGAGACAGAATAAATGGAAAATAGAAATACAACAATCGCAGGAATTGGTGCAATACTAGTCGCAGTCGGAGCAGTTCTAACTGCCATGTTCGACGGCGATCCAGCCACAACTGCTGATTTTGCTTCTGCAATCGCAGCAGTAATTGCTGGTATTGGTCTTATCATGGCAAAGGATGCAAAATCACCAGCCACTCCAGCAACTCCCGCTAATCCAGGAGCATGATGCTTGACCGAATTATTGCACAAATCGCGCTTGCCTTATTCAACTGGCTCGACAAGAGGATCCAAATGGGATCTGTTGCGTTCGATGCTGATGTGGATAGGGATCGGCTCAGTCGTGCTGGTCGTAGGATTGATGAGTGGCTGCGGGAACAGAACCGTATTCATTCCCGAGGACAGCCCAATCAGACTGGGACCACGGGCGAAAGTGCGAGTATACACACTCCAGAAGGGGGAATGGACTCTAAGCAGCAATGAGGTCCATTTACCAGAAGGTTGGTACTGTGTGCCACCTTCGTTTGTGAAAGAAGATGATCCACTACCTTCTAAGGGTAAATAAAAAAA